TTCGTCAGGTTTCTGGAAGAACATTAGGAGAGGCAGGTGCTGGACTTATTGGAGCTGCAGGGGGCCTTGCTGCTGCGGGGGTTGGTGCTGCTCCTGCTGTCATTGGTGGTGCTGCAGTAGCTGGTGTTGGTATGGCACTTCGTGCTGCTAATATTGCTAAGCGAAATAAATATGCTGCTCTTCTTAATGAATCACTTGTTGCCGCACTAAGAGATCCAGGCAGAGCGAAGATGGCATTTGTTCGTCGTCGCACCTCTGAGTTTGCTGCAAAAGCACGGCCAGATGTGAAAGGCGCTACGCTCTCTGATGTTTTGACTTCTAAGGCTATTGCTCCTGCTACTGCTGGCGCTACTGCAAACATGACTCCAGCGAGGCAAGAAGAGCCAAAAAAGCAAGCTGGATATCAATCGCTTGATGACCTTATGGCTCCAGTTGAAAAGCCACAAACAAGTGTTGTTGATACAATTGCTCAAGCAATTATTCCTTCTGCAGAAGCTGCAGAAATAAAGCCTAAGGCTGCTGCAGTTGCTGCTGCTCAAGCAAAGCTTCAAGCTCGCGGCGCAAAACCACAAGGCAATGTTGTCAAGCCAACCGTAACTGGCAAGCCACAATTACGGCCTACAGTAAAAGCCAAGCAAACCCCAATGCCAAAGATTGGCGGTGAGTGGCCTGAAGTTAGAGCAAAAGCTCTTCAGTCTGCGTTTCGTTTAGATCGAGCAAAACAGATACAATTGTTGAACAGGTTTGTATCGGCTAAGCCTTACAAAGATGTTTTAAAGAAGCTTGATCCACTTACTCGAGCGGTTATTCGCACAGAGTCTCGTGAAAACCACGCACAGATAAGCCCTGTTGGTGCTATTGGCCTTATGCAAATTATGCCAGCGACAGCGGCTCACTTGCGAATTAATCCTTACAACCCAATTGAGAACATTGAGGGAGGTCGTAAGTACCTTCGTCAGATGGTTGATAAGTATGATAACGTTGAACTTGCTCTTGCTGCTTATAATTGGGGACCAGGCAACGTAGATAAAGCTAAATCATTCCTTGAACGGAAAGGCGTAAAACCTACGTTTGCGAACATGGTAAAATACGCTACGAGGATTTCTCTCCCACAAGAAACTAAGGATTATATTACACGAGTAAAAGAGAATTATAAGAAATAGGAGACGGTATGGGTTGGTCAGGAGGGCTTTATACAAAAGGAAATTCAGCCACAGGTGGTTGGGTTGGTGATGCTTCTAACGGCATTGGTATTGAGGCTGGTCGTCACGATACGCAAGACAATGACTTCGCTACTGGTATCAACCAGTGCATTAATAAGGATGGTTCAAACTCCTTCAGTGGCAATGCCAATCTTAACAACAACAAGATTGTGAATGTTAGCTCCGCAACGCTTCGTTCCGATGCTCCTAATGCTGGCCAAGTGCAGGATAATTCTTTGCTCTGGGGTGGTACGAGCGGTGGAGCTGCGAACGCTCAAACACTTACTTTAGCGCCAATCATTACAGCGTATGTAGCAGGACAGCGATATTCATTTATTGCTGGGTTTACAAATACTGCGGCTGCAACATTGAATATCAATGGAGTTGGAGCAAAGAATATCTTTAACGTTGCTACTGGTGCTGCCATTGGAGCTGGAGAGATTGTTGCTACTCGTGCGTATGAAGTTATTTATGACGGCACACAGTTTTTGCTGCTTAACGATGTAACGCCAATTCAGAATGGTGATTATATTTGGCTTGGCACTACTGGAGGAACAGTTACTGCACAAACGGCATCAGCAACTCCGGCAATTACAGCATATAAAGCAGGACAAAAGTTTAGGGCAAAGATTGGCGCTTCTTTAGGAAGCACTGGAACTGCTGTAACGGCTCATACTATCAATGTAAATAGCGTTGGGGCTAAAAATTTAGTCAATCAAGATGGAACCAACCCAACTGCTGGTACTTGGGTAGCTGGAGCAATAATCGAGTTAGTTTACGATGGAACTAATTTTATAATTATTAACGATCCTGGCGGATGGCAAACACTTGCTCCTACGCTTTCCAGCTCTATGACTATTAGTGGAGTCTCTAATATCATGACGGAATATCGCAAGCGTGGAACAGAAGTTACAATTATGTGGGATATATCATTTACGCTTGGAGGTGTAGCAAGCAATTTAATTAATGCAACTCCGCCGGTAAATTCAAAAATTGGCATTACTTCAACTGGACAAGTAGCTTTTGGAACTCCATTTGTAAGTAGTGGTGGCGCTGGAACTATCGGGCAAGCTTATTTTGCTGATGCTACAACGTTGCGCATTTACAAAGATACATCTGGTACTCCAGCGAATTATACACTTGGAGCTAATACAATCAGACTTATGTGGACTTATAGGAGTGTATAATGAATTGGTTGAATTGTGTTCCAATTACCATAGACCCAAATTTATTAACTGATGATGACATTGTTAATTGTATCAAAACATGGCGAAAGGCAGAGCTAACTTCGTGCGATTGGACTCAGTTGCCAGACGTTGACCTTGCGAACAAGTGGGATTGGGCAGTGTATCGCCAACAGTTACGAGATATGCCATCTCAAGGCGACGATCCTAAACTTTGGGTATTTCCGGTGCCACCGACATGAAACACCTTAAAATAGTACGAGTATCAGAATATAAAGACGCTACACTTGGCGTGCTGTGTCTTGATGCTCGTCCTATGTTTGTGACATTGGAAGACAAGTGGAGAGACAACGAGCGCATGGTATCATGCATTCCAAAAGGAAAGTACATTATCAAGCGCCATCAATCGCCGAAGTTTGGCGAAGTGTTTAAGGTTTTAGATGTGCCAGGACGCAATGAGATCCTGGTTCACGCAGGTAACACGCATAAGGACACGCACGGTTGTATATTACTTGGATTAATGTACGGACTGGTTGGCACTGAGTCTGCAATCCTCTCAAGTAGAGCTGCGCTCGCCAACTTTATGACAGCAATGTCTGAAGTGGAGAAAGCAGAGCTTGAGATTGTATGACAGAAACAGACATAACGCAGTTTAGATACTGGCTTGACCTGATACTTAAAAGCATCATTGGCATTGTCATTTCGTTGGTTGGAATTGACTACCGACAAGTCAAAAACAGCTTAAAGGAACTTGAACAGAGCAAGTATAGTTTAACGATGCAGGTTGAGGTTATGCACGTTGAGCTTAACTCTATTAAAGCTCGTTTGGAGCGAATAGAAGAAAAGCTGGATAAGGCTCTTGACCGATGAGAATACTTTTACTGCTGTTAGTATTCATGGCAACGGCAGAAGCGCAGGGCATTAGTTATATTGGCCTCTGCAACAATACCTGGGATTGCGATAAAGTTATTCAAACCTGGGGCAATAAGCCGATAGTTACTGGCTGGCTTGAAGAGTCGTTTGGCGATAAATGCGAGTGTGGTAAGCGCATCCTCCGAAGCACAAAAGAAAAGACGCTCCGCATACACCTGATCAACTCTCCGTGCATGCGTAACAAGCGGTGCGACAAGTCTGACGTGCTTTATAAACAGTCTATCGCCTCTGCCAATCGCAAGATGGTTAAACCTCGCTCCGATGTGAGGCGCAAGTTTAATAGGGTTTTACTACGATTTAAGCGACGACTGGAATCGGCAAAAGGTTCAATGACCTGTTATGTGTCGCCATGTTTGGAGTGTGACCTTTATGGACCAGCTCGGAAAACTATGCTTGCTGCTGTATCTGCTCACCTGCCTAACTGTGTTTTGGTGGACAATCCACTTAAAGGACATTGCATTGAAGGGACGGTCTGTGAAAGACATGGAATTGATCCGAAGCTCTCTCGACCATGTATAGCTGATCTGGATGGCATGGAAGCTGAAAGTTTATTTGACTTGAAGAGATATTATCGGAACACTAAGGAGTGCGACCTGCGGTTTTATTGGTCGTCATGGATGAATTGCAGCGGCGTAAAAGAGTTTGACGCTTCTAACCCCACATCACGCTTCATTTCCCCCTCCAAGCGTCGATGCAATTCGTCTGTGTTTAATTTTAAGGAAGCAGGACGGATAGCATGGAAATACTTATCGGTTCGATAGTTCGACACCTTCTCACGCTTGTAGCTGGTTCACTTTTGACAATAGGTGTATCAGAGGCTGACACACATCAATTGGCTGAAGCTGCTACGCCAGTAGTTTCTGGCGCTGTTCTTTACGGCGTGTCGCAGGTTTGGTCGTTTAAGGATAAGAAAAAGCGTTAACCACCTAGTCTGAATCGTTTGTATTTAAGGTGGCTATCAGTATCTGCCGCTATAACTGATTCGATGTTGGTATTTTCTTTGATGTAACTGGTTATTGCCGCAAAGCGACCAATTTCTGTGGCCTCGAGGTAGTTTCTTTTAAACTGCTCCGAGGCTTCTTTTCGTATCCTGTTTGCGTTTCCCTCACTATCTTCGTAAAGCTGTTCAGCGAGGTATTGCAGGTTGAACGGTTGCATTTCTGTAGAGAAAAAGAACCAGCGAAGTCGGTTATGTTCCCCGATGGCTCTGCTATTAAAATCGGTCCTACTTTTGGGCGATAGGGATTCGTAGTGAATAAGATTCCCTTGATGGTTGGAGCGGAGTTTGTCGAAAAAGAAACAATAGTCCTTAAGCGCCCTTTCAATAACTGCAAACCATAGGTTTCGCTCGGGAGTTTCTAATGAAGTCCCTTCATCTATGTTGCATATGCTAGTTGACTTCATAGTTTATTGGCCAAGTACTTTTGCAGTATTTCTATGGCTTCCGATGCTGACCAGCACAGAACAGCATAATTACCCATTGCGTTAAGATGTCGTATGATGGCCATCTGTTCGGGGGAAGCCTTATTTGGCTTTACTTTCATCTCGATGTAGAGAGCCCCGTATTTATCGTTCGGTACGGGCACAACTATGTCGGGTATACCTTTCCTTACCCCTGCTCTTTTTAACGCAACACGGCGAGGTATAGAGGCTCTACGCTCGTTTGGGACGTGGAATGCCAACCGATACGCTGGATGTTGCTCTTCC